CGATGGATCAACGTCAACTAGAGGAACTAATTGGTTCCTGAGGAGACGCTGCCACCCGTCGAGTGTCGTCTTCCGCTTGGAAGACGAAATCGTGGGAACACGATATTCGACGCGGTGGTACCTACTATTCCAGCGTTCGCGGAAGTGGCGGTAGTTGTACTCCACTGCTTCCTCGTGACTGGAAGTGTAACCAATGTAAGATGAATTCTTAGGAGCTAGGGGAAGAATTCCCCAACTCTTTTTAATCATCTCACGAATGGTTGCACTAGCCTCAGTGTAGCCTTTCTCAAGTAAGCTATTTGAGTAGGCTACATAAGAAGCTAAAGTAGACGCATCGGGACGCTTGTTGGTCCAAGGGTTACGTATCTTGATAGGAGTGATGTCGATGCCTTTAAATGCATCTACACCACAACTTTCACGAAAGTAACCTTTGGAACAGCTTTTGGCCTCGTTTACCTTAAGTAAACAAGACTCAAGAGCTGCTCGCGTCAAGTCAAAGTATTCGGTTGGGACTATGATGTCGTCACCGTATACAAAGACAAGACGTCCTGCCTCGTGCAACGGCTTCCGTGTTTCACGGATGATCGCGGCAACTACTATAAGCCAAAATACGAGAGCTTCAACGGGAAAGCATAAAGCTGAACCCATTGGAGCAAACTTGTTAAGATTTATAGTGCTCCCGTCAGGGAGCTTAGTTGCTGTCGTTCGTGTCGCGAGTAAGGCGCGTAAAACTGAAGGAACCCTTTTAAAGGTAGCTTCAACTAATGCGACAGACACGCGATCCGAGGCCTCCTTCAGATCAAGAGTGGAGAACTTGCGATCAAGTGAAGACTTGAGAGCAAGTTGACCATTGATGGTCTGATCGGTAAAGTTGACCTGTCCACCTGTAAACCGAGAGGCTTCCAAGTGGGAGACCAACTTTCTGCCGATACCCTGTTGAACAAATTGATATTCAAGAGGTTCACAGGATATCAAGCGAGGGCCACGCGAATCCTTTGGGACAAGCACGACCTTAGCTTCACCACTTTCGCGGCGATCCAAGGATTTGTACCAGTCCAAACGATCGATCAGCTCTCTCCCTCGACCTACGATGAAATAATCGTAGTAAGGGAAAACCTGGTGAATCTGCTTGTAGAGACGGGAGAACTCCCACTTCTCTTCAAGCTTCTCACCAGTAGCCGTCGCCCCTGGACCATGTCGAGGGAGGATGTTCTTAGGATCGAAATCCGAAAGAACATTTTCGCAGATGTGAGACGCAGTCTCAAGGAGAGATTGCGCCTCACAAAGCGAACCTCGCTCAAGATCGCATTCCGTCTGAATGAAGTCAGAGATAACTCTCTGCTCTTCAGATGGGGAATAACCGATATTGAGTTTGTACATGGAGAAACACACCTGTCGAAGATGTTTTATGGCATCAACGCAGGGGTTTTCCAGGAGAACACCGTCTTCCGTGAAGACACGCTTAAAGTATTCCTGCATGAAAGCGGGTATACTACTAGACCCTTTGCAGTGACGAAACTGCTGAGGTCTAGAGAAGCGTGAGGTGTTCAAACCCTCATCAAGTGCTTTTCCAAGTTTTGGTAAAGTCTTAGTGAGGAAAGATACACCCTCATGAGAGAATCTGTTAGTTAATTCTAACAAATCCCTCTTGAGCATCCTCGGAGAAGTGTGGACAGGATCCTGACGCAACAAGCTGGAACAAAGGACAAGGTAATCCTTGTACTGGCTATTCTGATGGTCCATAACGGAATCATCTCCAATAGCCCCAGTGTTCCTACTAACATCTTCTTAGAACGGGTAGAAGGATCAACCTTCGCCGCGAAGAAGAGCCTCGAGATTCGCAGTTGACGCCAAGCCAGTAACGGCACCAGCGGCAATGAAGTCGCTGATGTGGTTAAGCAGGTCATAAACCTGGGTCTGGGTGACGGCAGGGTTGCGAGGCACCGTGACCGAAAGGCTCACGGAGACAACTACCGGAGAGGGAGAAGCATCAACAGTTTCCGAAAAGGTAACGTTGTGCCGATCCACCGCGGTAGCGCCCTTACCCGATGAGGAGTGCCGAATGAACATAATCTTCGGTTCCGCAGGGGTAGATGCAATGTCGACACGACGTGTTTCGCCAGTCTTCTCGCTTGCGAGAAGACGGAAGACGACGTCGGTCCCGTCGACCTTGTCGAGGGTGAGGTCATTAGAGAACACTGGAGACTCCTTCGTTCGTGTTTGCCTTGCCTCATTTGAGTAACAAGGCCAGATACAACGCCAGTTGCTGCGGCGATAGACTCGCAAGGTTAAAACTTGCGAGATCGATCGGAAGATAGTTATACCGAACAAAACGATCGTATCGTAGGGAACCAATCTCAGCCCAAATTCCATTTGCGCCGAGAAGAGATTCTCTTTGATAACAGCGATATATGGAAGAAGACTTAATTGAATAAGTCAGATCCATAACTTCCCACTGACCCTGAAAAGGGTTAGCGGAAAGGGCTGTCAGCCGCGTGCCAATCTTGCCGAACCAATCAACTACAAAACTATAAGGGATTGCTTCCCAGAAGGTTTGCAGGGGATTGTTAAGGCCAAGCGCAGCTGCGAACGCTCGGAGTAGTCCGCCCATGGAATCAAGACCTTGAAGTTTATGGAAAAGAAATCCATTAACTGAGGTATTGGTCTGATGAGCGACTAGGTAAATGGGGAACTTACCGTAAGTAGTGTCAGGTTCGTGATAAGGCCGGATAACCGGAACCTCAACACAATCGACAAAACTTTTGTGTAAGCGCGTTCTCTTTCCGTAAGTGTCTTTGAGGTGTTGAATCCTCGCGGTTACGGAGCTTACAAGAGACGCCAATTTCTGTAAATCTCCAACGAATGGTTTCCATCCGAAAGAGAAATTCAGATAGCCCCCACTGACTGTCTTTGCTGCAGAATGTTCCAACTTTGGAAGAAGACTTCCAATTTCTCGAAGTTCATATAGAAAATTAGCAAAGCTAACTTCTACGGGAACTTGCTGAGAAAACTGGAAGAAAGCTTCCTCAGATTGGGCAGCAATTAAGTCCTCCGAAGGCATCGGTATGATGCTACTCAAACTAGGCAAATCAATGATGGGATACAGGAGTCCGGAAACGGACACTTGACCACCATAGATGCTAGTTCCGGCTGATAACGCTTTAGCATTAAGCGTTACACGGTTGTGGTAAACGCAAGACGGTGGATATCTTCCATCCGAACGGCGTTTCTTACCTTTGACATCAGAGATGTCATCGATAAGAGTCCACTGAGGGATAACAAAGTCATAGTCAACTACAGTACCACCTTCAACATAGTGGTAATGTGAATTGATAAGACGATAATTACCCCTCGACCGAGACCGGTTCACAAAGAATGAGTTAGGCATCCTATCCCTCCAGGATACAGTGCTT